CGATCACCGCGGAAGACATTATCGACGCGGCGTTCAAGCAGGGTGATCGCTTCGGCGAGTTCGTCGGCATCTGGATGCACTCGACGCCCTACAAGAAGCTCGTCAAGGCCGACCTGATCGACTTCGTGCCCGACAGCAAGGGCACCATGAACATCCCGATGTATCTCGGGCTGCGCGTGCTGGTCGATGACGACACGTCGGTCGTGAACGGGACGGAGTTTACCTCCTACCTCTTCAAGCGGGGCGCCGTCTATTACCAGGAGTTCCCGGTGCTGGTCGAAGGTGGGCCGGTGGAGGATGTCCGCAATGCCAAGGCCGGTCACGGCTCGGGCATGACGGAGGTCATCACCCGCCGCAACTTCATCATGCACCCGAAGGGGTGGAGTTTCGCGACGACCAACTTCGCCGAGCCGTTCCCGGCGGATTCGGAGCTGGACAATGCGACCACGTGGGATCGCGTCGTTGCCGACAAGAAGAACACCGGCATCGTCGCGCTTCTGACGACCGAAACCTGATGACAGGGGCGGCGGGCTTCGGCTTGCCGCCCTCACACTCTCGGAGAACGAATGCCCTACCAGCCCACAGGCAGGCCGCCCGGCCGCCCTCGCAAATCGCCACAGGAGCCCGCTGAGGCCGTCTCCGTGCCTGTGGCTCCCGATACGGCTCCGTCCAAGCCCACACGGTTCCAGCGCCGGCTATCGCGGCAGGTGAAGCGTCCGTCCGCGCAAGGGTTCGGCGCACGCAAGCGCAAGTCGAGCGGTCCCCGACTCATTCTCCAGCCCAACCCGGTGATCTGACGTGCCGATGACGACGGAAGATGTGGCCAACCAGGCGCTCAACCTTCTGGATGAGGCGACGATCGACAGCCTCGATGACAACAACCTGGCCGCGCGTATCGTCAATCTGCACATCGACCAGACCCGGCAGGCCGAGCTGCAGAAATACGCTTGGGTTTTTGCGATCTTCAAGCTGGAGGTCGATGGCTCAGACACAGGCAGCGGCGTCGGCACGCTGAATTATGTCTATGAGGTTCCCGAAGACGCCTTGCGCGTGCTGCCGCTCACCTATGACGGCGAGCCCACGGGCGTTCCGATAAGCTGGCGGCAGGAAGCCGGGCTGATTTACTCCGATCAGGAGAGCCCGCGCATCATCCGCTACATAGCCAACCTGACCGACCCGAACGACATGGACGCCCTGTTCATCGATGTTTGGGTAGCGGCACTGGCCTTCAAGCTGGCGATGCCGATCACGCATAAGCAGAGCACCCGCCAAGACGCTTCTGCTGCCTATCGGGAAGCGCTCAGCGCGGCGCGCCGTGCCAATGCGATCGAGCGGAGCGGCCGGCTTCAGTCAGATTCATGGGCGCAGGCGCGCGGCGATTGGAGATCGCAGCGGTGACGCTCTATCCGTCGCAGGACACCTTTGTCCGCGGGGAACTGTCCCCCCGGCTTCATGCGCGAGCCTCGCTGGAGCTTTACCGGGCCGGACTGTCCCGGTGCGAAAACTTCCTGACCCTGCCGCACGGCGGGCTCCGCAAGCGCGGCGGAACCTACTACGTCGATGAAACAATCTCCTCTTCCGAGGCTCGGCCGATCCCGTTCGTGTTCAGTGCCGATCAAGCCTATTGCCTTATCCTCACCAACCTGAAGCTGCGTGTCTATGCTTACGGCGCCCGCGTCGGCACTGTTGAGGTGGTCACGCCGTGGCCTACTGCCGCGCTCGGGGATCTGAAGTTCACGCAATCCGCCGACGTGATGTGGATCGTCCATCCGGATTATGCGCCTCGCAAGCTGACCCGCACCGCACACGAATCGTGGTCGCTTTCCACCGTGACGTTCACCGATGGCCCGTTCGAGGCCGTGAACAGCACGGAAGCCGACACGATGTATGTCTCTGCTGCGACGGGAGCCATCACCGTCCATTCCAGTGCCAATGTGTTCACCGCCGCCTCTGTCGGGCAGCTCATCCGCATCGACATGGAGAGCTACGAGGACATTGCCCCGTGGGAGCCGGTTCGTGAGATCGCCGCTTCAGGCGATGACCCCACGGGCGAGGTCGTCCGGTATAACGGCAACGTCTATGTGAATGCCGGCCCTGATCCCGGCGACGAAGCGTTTACCGGCGCGACCCCGCCTACTCACTTGAAGGGGACGGAACTCGACGGGCCCAACAAGCCCGACCAGACCGTTCTCCCCCCGGAGGTTGTTCATCTCGGGCAGGCATGGACCTATCTGCACTCCGGCTATGGAGTGGCGCGGATTACCGGCTTCACCAGCGCTACGGAGGCGGCGGCCACTGTTGTTTCTCGCTTTCCCGATGAGGTGGTCGGCAGCGGCAATGCCTCCTATCTCTGGCGCTTCGGTGCGTTCGGAGGCGAGGATTATCCGGACACGGTGGCGCTCTTTGAGGAGCGGTTGGTCTACGGGCTCCGCTTCTCCGTCTACGGCTCGAAAACGAGCGATTTCACCAGCTTTCGCCTTGGGGAAAAGGACGACGACGCGCTGCAATTCCTGCAGGCCGGCGGCGGGCAGGCGAGCGACATCAAATGGCTGTCCGAATCCGAAGGCTTCCTGGTCATGGGCACGGTCGGAGGCATTCGCTCGCTGTCCGGCTCCGGACTAGACGAAGCGCTGACCCCGTCGTCGTTCAAGAACAGGAAATCTCGCACCTTCGGTTCATCCGCGATCCCGCCTGTCGATACCGGAGTGTCGTTCATCTATGCGACCCGCGGCGAATCGGGCTTGGCGGAACTGCAGCTCAACACGCAGGGCAAGTTCACCGCCGACGATCTCGGGCAGATATCCGAGCACATTCCCAAGCGTGGCGTCGTCGCTCTTGCCTTTCAGGAGTATCCCGATCCGTTCCTGTGGTTCCCGCTGGAGACGGGCGAGCTAGGCTGCATGACCTTCCAGCCGGCGCAAGAGGTCAGAGGGATGCACCGCCATAAGATTGGCGGGGCGTTCGGGGACGACGATTGGGGCTTTGTCGAGGATGTTGTTGTCACGCCGGGCCAGACGGGTGAGGACGACGTTTGGCTGATCGTCAAGCGGACGATCGGCGGGGTGACGAAGCGCTATATCGAGATCATCACGCCGTCGTTCGAGTATCAGCTTCCCAGGGATGCCTTTCAGGTCGATTGCGGACTGAGCCGCACCGGGTCGGCGGTGAACACGGTAACGGGCCTGTCGCACCTCAACGGCGAGACGGTCGACGTGCTCGCTGGAGCGATCGTCTACAAGGGCCTGACGGTTTCTGGCGGGGAAGTTTCCTTGCCGGGCGGGGTGACGGCGGCGACCTGGCATGTCGGACTGCCGTTCACTTCCGAGGCCGATACGCTGGAGTTGGATGTAGGCGGCAAGGACGGCTCGCTTATGGGGCGCCGCAAGCGCGTCCATGAGGTAATCCTGTCGCTGTTCGAAACCGACCTGACCGGGCTGGAGATTTCCTCGCTCCTCAAGGGCCGCTGGGAGCAGGCAAAACTCCCGACCATCGTGCCCGCTGGCGACCTGGTCACGCTCTACACCGGCAACGTCAAGGTCCGGGTTGACGATAGCTGGGAAGGGCAGGGGCAGATCAGCATCCGTCACCGCTCGCCCACGCCCTGCACGATCCGCGCCATGACGCCAGTTTTTTCAAACGAGCCCTGATATGTGCATCGCCGCACTGCCCGCAATCATGACTGTAGCCAGCACGGCTATCGGCATGGCCGGAGCCATCAAGCAGGGCAATGACGCCAACGCGCTGGCCGAAGCGCAGGCCCGTGCCTATGAGGCGTCTGCCATCAACGACCGGAAGGCGTCAGCGTTCGAGCAGGCGCGCGAGCGGCACAAGCAGGAGCTTATGGCCGCCTCTGCCCGCGCTCAGGTCGGCGCGTCGGGTTTGGCTTTCGAGGGCTCCCCCAGCACTGTCCTGGCCGCCAATGCGGCCCAGGCGGAACTCGATATTCAGGCCATCCAATACGGCAGCACGCTACGGCAGGGGCAGTTGAGCACGCAAGCGGACATCACCCGCATGGGCGGCCGGCAAGCCCGGACTGCAGGCTATATCGGCGCGGCGGGCGAGTTCGTGTCGGGCATCTCGCAGCTCTATGATCCGAACAAGGCCGTCAAATTCGGCCGGAGCCCCTTCGCGGGCGGGCTCTACTGATGGCGAAAATCCCTCTCACAATCGCTCAGCAGCGCCTCGAAACAGGCAGTGTGCTGCAATATCCGTCCGGCTCTCCGGTCGGCGGAGTTTTGCGGCAGGTCGGCGGGGAGTTGGGACAGGCCGGGGCTCGGCTCCGTGCTCAGAATGAGCAGATGGAAGCCGATGCCCAGCAAAAGGTTAGGCGGAAAGCGGAGATTCAACAGCGCCACGACGATGAGATCAATAATTTCACGCGCATAGCCGTCGAAAACGAGATGGATCAAGCCCTTGCTGGGGACTTTGAAGCCGCCCAGCAAGACATGCCGATTGATGGCCGCGGGTTTTCTCAACTGTTCGCAGGGGACATCGATCCAGCTACCGGCGCGGTGCTGAAGCCGGGTTTATTCGACGAGCGTATAAAGGCATACCGAGAGCGTATTCCAGAAAGCGAACGGGAAAGATTTGATCTGAGGGTCCCGGCTCTCCGACAGGAATATCTCCGCCGCAGCAGTCATGCTGCGGACGTCCAAGAGCGGGCTTACTTCGCGAATGAGATTGAAAAGATCACCACGACGCTCACGAATGGTATTGGACAGAGCGATCCGAACGATATTGCTTCATATCAGCAATTTGTGGCGAGAGGTGAAGAGGCAATTAATGCTGCTCGCTTGACGCCTCTCGAAAAGGAACAGCTTGTAACCAAATGGCGGGCGACCGCGGCCGAGACGCTATTCCAATCGGCCCTTGCGAAAGACCCGACGTTTGCCGCTCGCGCGAGGGAAGCCTTGGGGCTGGCGAGTGCGGAGCCCGCCACAAGCTCCACCTCTTCGATTGTCGACCGCATTATCGGCGTCGAGAGCGGCGGCAGGGCAAACGCCAAGAACCCGAACAGCTCGGCGACAGGACTGGGGCAGTTCACATCCTCAACATGGATGGCGACGGTCAGGAAATATGAGCCCGAACTAGGTGCGGGGAGAACCCGCGCCCAAGTGCTGGCGCTCCGGAACGACGGAGCGATTTCCCGCCGGATGACCGGCCATCTGGTTGAGGAGAACAGCCAGGCGCTTCGGTCCGCTGGCGTCCCCGTGAATGACGGGACGGTTTATCTGGCGCATTTTGCCGGTTCGGCCGGCGCTGTCCGTTTGCTGCGCGCCGATCCCGATGCTTCCGCGGAGAGTGTTCTGGGCTCCGCTGTGGTCAATGCCAACCCATTTCTCAGGAGCAAGACCGCTTCCGATGTCATTGCGTGGGCGGCGCGGAAAATGGGTAGTGCCGCGCCGTCGTCGGCGGGCGCTCCGGACCCGCAGTTCGCCAACATTCCCTTTGAGCGCCGCTTAGCTTTGGCTGGCGATGCGGAGGTTATTTCCAATCGGGCGATTGCCGACGCTCAACAGGAGGCCACGGCCACCTACCAGGCTCAAATGAACGAGCTGGAGACCCAGATATTCGACAAAAAGGCAGGGTTCGCCGAAATCCAGACGGCGCGTGAAACGTGGTTGACCGACGCCGACGATATTCAGTCGCTCACGACGCTGGTTGAGAGCCGCAACAAGGAAGCCATCGCCCTTCAGGAAGCATTCGGGGCTTTGGCCGATCCCGTGAAGGTCTGGGACCCGACCGATTCAGACGACAAGAAGCGGGTCGATCTGCTTTTCGGCGCTGATAACGGGCAGCAGCGGATTGTCGGCCAAGACCAGAGCTACGTCGACACCGTCGTCCTGCCTTTGGTCGAAAAGACATCGATGGTGCCCCGAGCCGTGAAGGGTGCCCTTTCCGGAATGATGCGCTCTACCGATCCGACGACGCTTTCGTGGGCGCTCGGCACGATGGACCAGATCGAGCGGTCCAATCCGGAAGCCTTTGCCCGTGATATGGGCGAGGATGCGCTCCGCAAGCTCATGGTCTGGCGGGAGGAGAGCCCATTCCGCAAGCCTGACGAAATCGCGGAAATCATGCGCAGCGAAAGCGACCCGGCCACTGCCGAGGCGCGGAAGACGCTGGTAGCCGAAGGCCGCAAGAAGGCCACCGAAGTCAGCGATGGCGAAATTCTACAGCATTTCGATCCGTCGATGTTCTCTAGTGGCCCGGATGCTCCGATTGACCCCCTGGCAAATGCCTCCCTCCGCGTGCAGTTCGACAGCCTGTTCGCCAACGAGTTTGCCCGCACCGGAGACACCGACCGCGCCAAGGAAAATGCGCTCAAGCTGCTGGAAAACCAGTGGGGCACGTCCGACGTTACGGGCGAGCGGCGGCTGATGCGCTACCCTCCCGAGAAAACCGGCCTTCCGCGCGTCGGCGGCTCTTACGACTGGATGGCCGAACAAGCCCGCACCGAACTGGACGCGATTATTCCGGAGGGCGGGGCGTTCGGCTTGGCCTCAGATGCACGAACCGAAGCGGAGATCGGCAGGGGGCAATCCCCGAGCTATCAGATCATCGTGCGGGATCAGTTCGGCGCGTTCAATGCCGTAAGCGATGAGCAAAACCGTGCGGCCCGGTTCAGCTTTGATCCAAAGCCGTTTGAGGAGCGTGCCCGCGTCGAGTTCCAAAGGCAAAATCTTGAGCGGGAGCTACAGGAAATCGAAGCGCCGGTCGTTCAGCCGCGTGGGGCGGGCGCGCGGACGGTTGCGCCTCCGAATGAAAGAGCCGGTCAAATCCGCGGCGAGCTTGACGCCTTGCCCGCGCTTGAGCCGGAGAAGCCGCCCCGCCCCGGTCCTGCTGCCCTGCCGCAGTATGACGCGATGGGCAATCCGACAGGCTTCTGATGCCGATCATTTACGAAGACGCACCGTTCTCCGGCCGCCGTCCCAGCTTGGGAGCCGGTTTGGTCGAAGAGCTAGAACCTGAGGTGAGCACCCTTAGCGTTCTGGGCTCGGCGATGCGTCAAGAGAACATGATCGCTTCGGCAATCGACATGTTCCGGGATACACGCAACCATCCATTCAAGGACGATCCCGAGCACGATCCCTTGAGCATCATCAAGGGCACGACTTACGAACAGGATCACTTGGACCGCTTCGTCGGCTCCCGCTCGGAGGATGAAACCCGGTTTCATATGAGCCGGATTGACCGTGAGGAGAAAGACCGCAGCAACATAGCGGCTGGCGGCTGGCTCGGCGTTGTCGGCGCGATCGGCGCGGGCGTTGCCGATCCGACTATCCTTCTGCCGGGCGGCTTGGTCGTGAAGGGTGCCAGGGGGGCGGTCTCCGGAGTGCGGACGGCGGCGGCTAGCGCAGCGGCTGTCGGCGCTGGCGTGGCGGTGCAGGAGGCAGGCTTACAGGCCACGCAGGAAGTCCGCACAGCCGGCGAGAGCGCATTCGCCATTGGCGCGGGGACGATCCTCGGCGGCATTCTGGGCGGCGCCGTCGCAGGGCTCAGCAAGGCTGAATTGCAGCGCGCCACGGCCAATCTAGAGGCCGTGCGGCAGGGAATGGCGTCTGATCCCGATTACGTGCCGTGGCAGCCCGTAGCGGGCGGCTCAGCGGTATCCAGTGCGGGAACCTCCTCCGGCCGCATCAAGGGCGCACTGGGGGCCGAAAGGCTGCTCTCCGGGCTTGGTCCGGTCACCCGGCAGCAAGCCGGGGAGTTTGAAACCTCTGCTCGCGCGATGGCGCAGATGGCGGATGCCGGTCTCACGATGGCCGACAATGCCAAGGGCATCCCGACAGCGGCCGGCGGCACGGTCGAGACCCGCATCGCGATGAGCAACGGCCGGCTTGCCGCGGCGATCATCGAGGGCGATGCTGCGTATGCGAAGTATTTCACCGGGGCGCAGAGCCCTGGTGTGTTCAAGCGGATGACCGCTCAGAAACAGGCGGAGGTGTCGCGCTGGACGGGGCAGCTCGGGGGTAAGATGACCCCGCTGGAGTTCTTCCAGGAAGTCGGCAGGGCGATGGCCCGCAACGATACTCATGCGGTTCCCGAAGTCGCCGAAGCAGCACGGGCTTATCGCAAGGCGGTCTTTGACCCGCCGAAGAATGACGCCATCGGGCTTAAGCTGTTGCCGGAGGACGTGAAGGCCGTCGGGGCGGACAGCTACATCACCCGCGTTTACAATCGCGAGCGCATCATTGCCCAGCGGGATCGCTGGACGAAAATCCTCTTGGAGAACTTCAAGAGCGAGCGGGATGCGCTGGCACGGATTGCCGACAAGCTGGACGACACGGCCCGCCGGTTCGCGGACATGACGGATGGC